CGATTAGGTGCGGACATACACTCACTCCAGGTGGACACTCAAGTTAAAACATCTTCGTTACTAAGACGGTGGGGAGCCACCCTTCAAGAGAAGTCTTGAAAGATAGCGAACCAACGCCCTCGACACGATCTGGATGAGTTGATCGAGTCGAAACTTCTTCGTCGCCATACGGCCTCAGAGGCCGTTGGTGATACAAGTCGTTCCGATATTCGAAGACTCAGCCCAGGCGATGCCAAACAAGAGTGAGAGAGCGGCACGAACGGACTCGGGGTCCTGAATGTCAGAACCGGCAGGCAGACTGATCGAAAGTTCGAACAGTCCGGTCTGTCGGGGCTGACCACTCACGACTTCCAAGCCCTTGCGAACGTTCCATTTGAAAACGTTCTTCGGGACGCTCGACAGACCCCCAGACGCATTCACGGGAGGCAACGCTTTTGGCGATGCAACCTTGAAAAACGTCGTGGTAAACGGATTGGAGAGGCTATTAACCTCAACACCCGTCTGGGTCCCACCCAGGGCCGAGACATAGTACTGCTTCCCATGGGCAGCAGGAGCTGTGTCAGCGGTGAGAGTGTACGTCGGCGAAGTGAGGCCCGATTGAGGGCCTCCCGTAACCGGCGAGGATGGAGCGAAAGGCATAATGGTCCTTTCAGTAACGATGGTTACAAAGTCCGTAAACGCGCAAGAGCCGCAATGTTGAAATACTTCTTCCAATTCTTCGTTCCAGGGATTTCAAACCTGAAACTGGGAATGTAGGAGCCATTCCAAACAGAGCGGTCAACGTATTTACGGTCCCATTCGACAAAGAAAGGCTTAAAGCTAAACACTTTGTTCGAGCCATCTTGTGGGAACACAACACCTAAAGCATCCGGGTCAACCGCTACTCGTTCGACTGAACGAATAGAATGGTTCCGGAAGGTGATGGATCCCCACGCGATACCCGTAAGCGGAAAGCTTACAGCCTCAATTATATCACCAATATTGGTGAAATAATCGATCAGGAAGGAGTATGGAATGGCCTCCCAGACAGCCGGCAAGAAGTCACGGGCTCTAACGCCCATTTCTTCAGTCGCCTGCCCTAAGGGAGGTTCATCCACATTCATCTTCACTGCTCCGTAAACAACACAGTCGTACTTAAACTGCGTTCTCGCAGTCCAGTGCACCCGTGTTATATCATGAGACCTAAACTGGTGAATATATGTCGGTGGATCGTCGTTCTCTGCATAGCCTCTGAACTCCGCATACTCTAAGCGCGCGGAAAGCGCGCGAAGAGCATGGTAGGCGTCCACGGCGTCAGAAAGCAACGGTTGCCATCCGAAATTATGCTCCAGCCAGGTATCAGATAACGCTCTCTGCGCTGCTCTAGCGACATCAGGGGCGTCTTTTTCAAGACGACTGAAGTCACGTTGAGTAGTTGGCAAAGAGCGCCGCCCGCAAGCACGTTT